CGCCTTCTCCAACTCCGCTATCCGCGCATCTTTCGCTGCGAGGGCGGCGTCGGCTTCGGAGGCGAGGTAGTAATCCCCGTGCTCCGATGGCTCGATGTATTCGTGATGTGCTGAGTAACACTGCATAAAGTCCTGCTCCGCTATGAGTGGTCCTTCACGAACTCGACCAGGATTTCCCACTGGTCGGGCGTAAGTAGCACTCGGTCGCTAACCGCGTTGTTCTCGTCGTAACTTTGAATGCCAACGTATCCGCCGGTGATATCAAAGCGCGCCGCCTTGCGATGGTTCGAAAAATCACCAGTCACTACTGGGCTATAGAAGGTTCGTTCATCTGTCTTCATGTGTCACCTTGCTGGTGTTCGGTGTTGACGTGTTCTTGGAACTCATCGCGCGGAAGCCAGATATCACACGCCTCGCAATACTTGGCATCCGCCATCCAATCCGGGTCCACGTCGTAGTAGCCGTCAAAGAGATCGCAATTGCTCATTGGGCACCTCATCGACGCGCAGATGCTCTATCCGAAACGAACGCGCGGATTCTGTTTGCCTCTTCGGTCGCCGATTTTGCGTATCCAGGTCTAAACCCAAAAAGGTAAGCCCACTGTTCGTCGTCCAGGCCGAACTCGATGCGATAACGCTCTAAATCAGAATCTGATGGGTCTGCACGGCCGGTTCTGTGGAAGTTCCAATGCCCGATTGCGCATGCGGGGGTTCCGCACGGGTGTCTCCAATTGGTCTGGTCGTAAGTTGGCTCACCTGCCGCGATGTGCCTCGCGTCGGCATCATCGAGAATGGAGGCCAGCAACAACAGATTGATGTCGCATTCCAATACTGGGTCGATTGTCTTACTCATCGCGGGCTCCTGGCGGTTCTAAATTTGAGTGGGCCACGGGGTGTCCCACCCGTCACCACTTCCCCTGACGGCCCTATGGCTGGGGCTGCGCCGATACCGAGGATTAAGGCGCAATCTCTTTTGAACCTCGGCGAATTCGTAAATAGATAAATTGACATCTTGCTCAATCTTGTAAATCTTTAGATTGACGAGCCGGTGCCACAGCCCCGCACGTGCATTTGCCGCCGACGTACTGAGCACCTTCAAAGACGTGGCACTCGACAGAGTGGAGCGTTGTCGTTTCCGACTCAGCTCGGGGCGGTTTTCCTGCCCAGATATTGCAGCCGAGCATCCACGGCTTGATTCCTTCACGTACCCAGATAGAGAACCAACTGGTCATGTAAAAGCGGTATCCGCTGCGAAAGCTTCGCCACGCTGATTTGATGCCGGGCACCTTACGAAAATTATCGCGGTGAACCTCGATGCATTCGCGGTTACACGACAAGCTCCATATTGGATCGCGCACTCCCTGGAATAAAACCCAGCGCTTACCCTGATACAGAACGACGTCGCCGAGGTTCGGCTGCTTGATCCAGCGCAGCGAGAGGCGGACAACTAAAAGCCAGTAGTAAATAGTTTTCATGGGCACTTCACTTCGTTGCAGTGCGCCTGGATAGGAATACCTTCGCCTGCTCCATGACGACAGCGCGGTCTTCGACCTCGATCTTGTGTGCCAAGCGATCGTCGCTATTCCAGTTGTGCTCTTTTGACAGACGATTGCCAATTGACTCCGTAAGCTCAACTAGGTCACGCAGATAGCCAATCGCTTCGGGCTCCTCCGCAGCCGCTGGCTGGGGTGGCTCTGTTATGGATGGCCCTGGAAAGAAGCCGCAATCACCACAAAAGTAATTCGACGCTTTCACTGGTGGCGTTGGCAAGATCCACCTATGTTTGTGCTCACCAGCCGGGGCGCGCAGGGCGGCTGCTTGGTGATATGGACCTGGATCGCGAGCGGCGCGAAGTATTTCGATTGCACGCCCGACGTCTCGATCTGATTCGAGCCAGCCTAAGGCTGCATAGATCGCACCTTGAGCGTCCGCCCACTTTGAGCGGGCGTCGAATAGAATTTCTTTTATTGCCCTTCCAATGTAGATCGCCGTTATCCCGTCAACCAATCCGGCGTCGATGATGGATTGCAGCTGTTGAGTGAGTTCCGTGGGAACCACTGACGGCGGTGGATCAGCTCGGAGCAACGGCGCACGAACGTCTAGGATTGCTTCGTCGAGCGCATCTACCCACGCCTGCACAGCGTCAACTGTCGGCCATTGAGTCGGCACGGTTCGGATATATCCATCGGACCCTGGCCCGTATCGTTCCTCAGCGCTGCGTTTCCAGTACGCAAACAAGTCGCGCATGGTCTCAAGCTTGATAACAAGCGTCTCGCGCTGGTTAGTCATGGCGTCTGCTTCTCCTGTGCTGCGATGCGCTGATTTATCTTGCTGTAACCGTCCACGAGTGACAGCCCTTCGTTCAAAACATAGAAGGCGGCTTCAGCTGCATCCAATTCGTTGTCAATGTTTGTGTATGCCTGAGACGCGCCGCACTGACACATTTGGTCGCCACGCGGACGCCGGCATGATGAATCGTGTTTGATGTATCGCAGCGAGTAGTACTGCTCGCGTCGTGCGGGATTTATTGCTACCTCTCGCAATGTCTCTCTCAGCCGCGCCGCGTCCCGCTCTAGCGAGGCGTTCATGTCCATGTAACGCTTGATGGTGTCCGCATGCGAATCAATAGTGCTGTTGGCGAGCGCCAGGTCTTCTTCGAGTGAGGCGACCTTCTGCCGCAAGTCGCGCATCTGGCACATGGCGTCCTTGACTTGGGTGTCGAGGGTGTCCCGCTCGCGCTCAACAGCGGCGATGTACCGATACACACCATTAATGGCCATCGCCAAATCCGAGGCATGCCTTGCCAGTGCGGTGGGCTGCACATCTGCGGTCAGTGGTTCACTCATAGCTTCCTCTCAAGTGCTGCGTCGATGGCGTCATGTATCTTTTGACGCCAGTCGTCCGTGTACGCCCGCACGTCAATTAAGTAAGGCTCGAACGGGTATTCCTCTGGTTCACTGCGACAATTTTCGACAAGCCACCGATACCGAGCCGCGTCTTTCTCAAGGGAGGCGATTTGAGCGGCTTGCGATTCGATGAACGCCAGCACTCTGCGGCCAGTCTTTTTGTCCCATACTGAGTAATCACCAATCGCGTCAACGATCTCGGCGACTAGTTCCTCTTTGGTGAGCGCTTCACGTTCCATGGCGCAACCCCGCGTTGGTCTTCTCGAATCGAAAGTCGCCACGGGCAACATCGAACAGCGCCCAAAATTTAGACAGGTCTCTGCTCGGGTGGCCGCGCGATGCCATGTCAAAGAACAATGCAATGCCAGGCTCAGAGATCAACTCGCTCTGTCGTCGCAAAAGCTCTCTCGGCGCTACATCGTGGAGCGATCCGCCGTAGTCGGTTTCCTTGCCATTGAGAACAGATCGGGTATGGACGACTAAGTACGGGTCCCCGAATTCCTTAACAGCAGTTTCGTAAATGGGGCGGTCTTCCTCTGAAAAGTTCGTCACCATCGTGCCGCCTTCCGTCCAATGCCAGAAGGCGATGGGCCGCTTATTTGTTTCTAGCTGTGCTTGGTCGCTCATAGCCTCACTCCAAATGCGTACAACGCAAACGCAATCACCATCAACACGCCAACCACAATCGCAGCGCCTCGGATGAACTTGTTCATGCGGCTCTCCTAATGTTTGTTAGCAAGCACATCGCCAGGAATTCATCGCTACGCTGTGCATGTTGGTAGCGCTTCTCTGCTTCGTCCTGGCTAGTGATTCCCTTGTACTCATCGAAATACACATGGCATTGGTGGCAAAGTTCGGCGGCTGCAATGTCATGGCCCTTAATGTTTCGGCCTTTCCCAAAGCTGTGTTGCCACGGACCTGAGTAGTGACACAGGACCGCATCAGGCGCGCCACAGCGAACGCACGTTGATCCTTTGGCGGCTTTGCGAAGGTTCATATCGCCACCCACGCCAAAACGACCACGCCGCACTTGTCACAAACACATGTCTTAAATGCGCTCTTGGTGTACGGCCTCTTGAGCTGCCCGCCACAGAAACGATGCGGACAGATGAGCCGAGAGATTCGTTGCTCAATGGTCACGATCCTTGCCGCCTGTTGCTGTTCAAACTGCGCCACGCCTCAAAAACAATCGTCTCCGTCGCTCGCTTATTCCTCATGGCGTTGAACTCTTCCAGCGCCTTGCAATACTCAGCGTGCGCTTTCTCTGTGTTCTCGTGCGTCTCCGCTAGCGCGTTACGTTCGGCTACAGAGCCAGTCGAGAGTAGAAAAACAGCGGCCTTCGTTCGTTTTACTTTGAACTCCAGCCGCTCAACATCCGCGCCAAGCGCTGCACACTTCACATCTGTTTCCAGCAGGCAATCCATGGCCTCTTCCATCCTTTCTTGAGTTATGGGCTTCACTTACGCAGCGGCCCTTTGGTCGTACGACGCCAGCCACTCAATGACCTTCTTCGTCGGCACGTTGTAGTGCTTCGCTAGCACAGCAATCATTTCGTCATCGGACGGGCGCTGAATGTTGGCAATACGCGCTTGCTCTGCACGCAGGCGTTCTTCTGCTTCTCGCTGCTCACGTGCGGCACGCTGCTGGCGTTCGATCTCCGCACGCTCTGCCGCAAGACGGCGTGCCTCAGCCTCTTGCGCGGCGGCTATACGCTCGTTCTCTTCCTGTTGTGCCTTGCGTTCGGCGGCTAGCTTTTCTTCAGCCTCACGCTGCATGCGTGCGTGTTCTTCGCGCAGCTTCCGTAGTTCCTCGGCTTGCTTTGCAGCTTCGGCGTCTCGCAATTCCTTCGCCGCCTTCTCTTCGGCGGCGATCCGTTCGCGCTCAATTCGGTCGCGTTCGGCCTGTTGCTTGCGCAGGGCTTCCAGTTCGGCGCGCTCCTGCTTGATGCGTTCCTGCTCGGCCTCGTGAGCCTTACGCTCTGCCAGTAGTCCAGTTAACGCAGCGCGAGTAGTTTCGAGAACGGCGCGGGCGGTGTCCGTCTTCTCCGCAAATGATTCGTCGATGACGTAGTCGGTCGCGACGCGAAGCTGCTGCTCGACTAGAGCCGACGATTTGCCGGTGTACTGGGCGGGCCAGTTGCGAATAGTGTCAATGCGCGCGTCGATCTCCGCGATGCGCTTAAGCTCGGCCTCAATCTTGGCCTGCTTCTCGCGCTCCTTGCGTTCTTCCTCGTTCTTGATCTGCTGGTCAATCGGTTCCTCAATCGACAGCAGCTCGGCAGTGATTGCCTTCGCGCGGTCGTCGATCTGCTTACCGAGTGCGACGATGGGAGCCTTCGCCAACTTGCGAACGCGCTCTACCTCATAGCGAGGCTCGCGAACAGCAGCACGCGCGGCCTTCGCCGCCTCCATGCCCTTGCTCGTTTGGACTTCGTAGACGATGCCAGCGAAGCGATCCTTTAGAACCGAGATACCGGCGGCGACTTTGTCAAACTCCGCGACAGCGGTTTGAACTTCTGAAACTGTGGTGCTCATGCTGCCCTCTTGTATTGGCTGATGCGGTCGATGATCTCGATCATTTCCGCGTTGAATTGATGAACCTCGACTTTGAGGCGAGCGATGTACGCTTCGTCTCGTTTCACGCGCTTGACGAACAGCGGAAGCCCCGGCCAGTAGGAGACGAAGTCCACCCACCGACGGCCAGAAATCCAAAGCTGTCCTTGAATCTGCGCGGTGTGCTCGGCCGGCACGCAATCCGACAAGATGCATTCGAGCTGCAAGTGCGGAAGCTTGGTCTTGATCTCTAGCAAGCCATCGTCACCGACAAGACTGTCGGGACTCGCGCCCGCGTCGCCGCGACGCATGAACCCAACGCGCTTGGGGTCACAATCAGTAACCATCGCGTACAGGCTCCGCGCTTCGTCCTCCATCGTGTGCCCGCGTTCCATGTGTGCGTTGCTGTAAACCTCGACCTGCTTACCAGTGAGGACTTCGCCAATCAGCGTCAGCATGTACTTGCGGCGCGTCACCGATTCACCGCCGCCTTTGCCTTTGGCTAGAACGGTGTGGAACTCGGACGCGGTCGGAATCCCGGCGCGGCAGTTAAACCACTCCGGCGTGCCTTGCTCGCAGTCGAAAATTTGCAGCCCGTCCATTAGCGTGCTCCTGCTGCTCTATCCTTGAGAGCTTGCATAGCGGCGTTGTACTTCGATGCGGGCAACTCAGAGAGGCGCGATACCTTGAGGAACTTCAGAAAGTTTTCTCTGTTCACGCCGACTTCCTCGGCCTTCGCTTGCAGGTCGAGCGCTTGCTTGTCGGTGATGAACTGGGACGGTGCTGCTTCTTTGCCATCGTCGTCTTGATCCATTGCGGCCAAGCCGGTTGCGGCGAATAGGGTGTAACGCTGCAAGTACGTCACAGCTGACCCAATAGCCTGAATGCTGTTCTTGCCGCCGCTCTCGTCTGGCGCTGAATGCAGGCTCACGCTCTCACTGTGGCCTTGCTCGTGCGTCAGGATGCACGTGACCTTGATGCGTGCCTCGTTCTGCTGCACGTCCCAACGGTGGCTGATACCGTGCTGACTCAGGCCCTTGATGATCGCGGCGCAGATAGCGCCGAGGGTCGCATGGTCGTACGCAGTAATTCCCTTGCTGGTCTGATACTCGACGTGTTTGTCCTTCACGATCTCCGGCGGGTTCGCCTTGAATGCGGCCATGGCATGCGTGAACGCCTTGCGTGCTTCGTTCGCGTCCCATCGCTCCTTTACTTCCAGGAGCTTCGCGAGCTTGTCCACGTCAAAGTTATCCGTCGCCGCCGCGCGATTGATAATCGCCATCAGCGAACCGCTGTCAGATTCGCGAGGCATCTGCACGATTTCATCTCTAGTCAAGACTGCACTCATTTCACTACCCTCAAATCTTTCTTTCGTTGGCGAATTCGGTCGATCTCTTGCATCAGTTCGGTCTGGCGAAGTTGAGCGCGACGCACGCGTAAATCGCCTTCGATGCGTGCCCACTTCACTTGGAATTCAAAGCTGCGGAGGTCCGGCATATCCGCCGCCCTGCGGACGTAGACGGTGTCTCTCGCGATGGTCCCGCCGCGTCGTAGCCACTTGTCGTACCACTCGCGACATTGGTTGCTGTCGTAGCAAAACCCGCTTGATGGGATGGGTCGGCGGCTCACTAGATTTCTCCGTATCTCGGAACGCCCGCCTCATCGGCGGTGATGTCTTGCCAAGCGCGCGGCGTGCCGTAGTGGCGCTCGCTTTCTGAAAGCTCGAACTCTTCACACGCGCGGCGATACGAGAGAACAACGGTTTTGTAATCAGCCGCCGTCGTCCATTCGCCGTTAGCCCACACGCTGAAGCCGTGGAACTTGCCGCTGCTGTCGAAGTTGTTCTTGAGGCGCATAGAAGCGGTGCGTGCGTAGAAGGTGCTCAGCGACGTGACATCTGGCGTATCCAGCGAAGGACATCGCGTCGCTTGAAGTTGCGTGGGCTCAGCCCGAGGCATAGGCGCATTGCATCTGTACCCATGCACACGGCCATTTCCTGGGCGCTCATCGTGTGTTCGCGCTTGCTCATCAATTGCTCCATACCGGACACGCCACGCGATGCTCACCAGCAGCGCCGAAGAGGCATTGGCCATCGCATGTCGCGTCGATGTAGTCGGGGTCTGGTTTGTCGGACTGCGGGACTGCGTAGTCGTAGAAGTCGTTGCAGGTCTCGCCGTCTTCGAACAGGAATTCGCTGCCGCTCCAATAAACGAGCTGGCCTGCCTCGTCGTACCTTTCGCCGGTCTCGAAGTTGTATTGCTGCGCGAACAGGCAATAGAGAATGCCGGGGACCAGATCAGCTTTTTTCGAAATCTTGGTGGTCATGTGGGCACTTCCGGTGGTGTTTGTGGTTCGGGTTGAACTTTTAAGGATTGCTGAATAGTTCGCGGGGGAGGCAACGAAACACGCCCCAGCGATCCCAGCGGCCGACGACTCCGCGCCGAGTGGTCAGCGGGCTATTGATCTCGATGGACCAGTGGGTTTGCTCAATGCGGGATTGCTCAAGCGCATCGAGCCAGGCATCGACGGTGTCGTAGTTGCGGACCGTCGTTACTTCTGTTGCCGTCTGCATGCTGTTACTCCCCTTGCCATCCCCAGCGCTGCGGCTGGTGTGGGGGAAAGAATAACAAGGGAACTTGTAGCCGTCAACAAAAATCTTTGTTACAGCAGGCGATAAAATGGCCGCTCAGGGGCGGCCTAGTTCTTTAATATCTTTGTTAGTTGGTGGTCCGAATCAATGTTTCGCGCGCTCCATAGGGCCGATTCCGTACTGTAGCCACATATCGCTTACGTCAAATACCTGGGCTATTAGAGGCAGGATCGAGCTGGATTCCTGACCCTGTAGGACGTTGAAAATGTGCTGCTGCTTGACCTTGTCTTGGCAGTCAGGGACGAAGGTCGCATAGTACTCGGAACACATGCGGGCTAGCCCTGCCTGGCTAACTCCGTTCTGTCCCATCAACCAGTGCAACCGCTGGGGTAGGGTCCGGTTGTCCGGGCCGACCTCCAACGGTTTCCGCTTCTTTTGAGTTCCGTCCGCCTTGCTTGGCTTAGCGACGGGAACGAGTTTGCGTTTTGTATTTGGCATCAACAGCACAGTACAAGCCTCCTTGTCAGAGGCCAAACAACGATTCTTGTTGACAGTAACAAGTTTTCTTGTGTATGGTTCGGCCTCATGAAGCAAAACCACGTTTCCGCTCTTAAGAGAGCTGTTGAGATTGCTGGGAGCCAAGGCGCTCTCGCCAATCGCATGCGTGACTTCGGCAAGAAGACCGTGACCCAGCAGACCGTTTCGTATTGGCTCCGCAACAAGGTGCTCTTGGATGCCGAGTGGTGGCCCGCAATCGAGTTCGCCACTGACGGGAAGGTCACTCGTACTGAGCTGCGTCCTGATGTGTTTGCTGAAAGCCGTTCTATCAACTGACATTTGTTTTTCATCCCCGGCATCGTGCCGGTTTTTTTGGGGCTTGTACCGTAAAGAGCCGTAAACAGATGGTTACCGCACTTTCCACCATGCAGCTCAAGCTGGACTTTGATGCGTCAATTACGACGCAATTCAAAGAGCTTGAGGACGTGGTAGCTGCTGTTGTTTATGGATACAAGGGTGGGTTGGGTGCGGTGGCGGCAGCGTGTGACGTTGCGCCGTCCACGCTTTCAAGGATGCTGAACAGGAATGAAGACGATCCACGTAGGTTCCCTCTCGAATATCTCGCACCGGTCATCGAAGTCACAAAAGACTTAAGACCGATTCACTGGCTGGTCGCAAAGTTCGTTCCAGATCCTCAGGCTAGACGAGATGCCGCAATGGCGACTCTCGTATCGCTCTTGCCGCAGATCGTCAGCATCGTTGAGGAAGTCAAAGGCGGTGTTAAGTGAAAACCGCCACTTATAGTGTACGTCGGTCGATTCCTACATGCGGTACGGCCTTCCCCGAGTCTTCCAATGGCCCCGGGATTACGGGTCTTAAGGTGCTGCGCCGCAGTAAGGCCTCAATAGAAAGGGTTAACTCGGCTTTTTTTATTGCCCCTGGCCACCATGGCCGGCACACACCTTCGCAGGGCAATTTTAAATCGGCCTCCCCGTACCGCTGTGTCGGCGAAAGTCTGATACGGCTGTCTCCGAATTCTCTCAATGAGCGATGCGTGCGAACCGTGCCTGTTCGTGACTGGGCTGTGAAAGTCGCGCGGTTGGGTGAAGTAATAGTTGCAGGCAGCCCGAGAACTTCCAACCGTCAGCCGGAGATAAGCACCGGCCATCGCTCCCCCTCTATCCCCCCTCACGCTGAGCGTGAGTTCGCATTGCGTAATCGCGATGCGTTTTTTATTCCAGAGGTGCGCGCGTGAAAGCGAAAGCACTAGCTGTGCAGTTTTTGCTCGCCACTCCGATCCACATCGGATGCATGGCAGTCGCCAAGCTGATTGACCATGACTTTGCTTTGTACTTCGCGGGTGTATGTGGCTTCGGGCTGCAAGTGCTTCTCGAAAAACTGATCGAGGCGTACTACGCATGACCCCCACTGAACGCGCTCTCACCCGGTACATGGCTAAAGACGCAGATGATGCTGATGCGCGTCTCGTCGAAAGCGCTAACGGCAACGTAGTGAAGTTCGCCGACGTGCAGCAGCTCTGTCGCGATGTGCTTGTACGCATCACTCACCACGAATTGTGCGAAGTGTTCAGGGTGCCTCCGCCCGATGCTAAGTGTGACTGCGGCATAAGTGACCTTCTCGCGCGCCTCAAGCAGATAGCGGGAGAAGGGAAGTGAAGCGCTT